AGTTTAGAATCCTCAGAGGTCAGTTAATTTCCACAATGACGAGTGACTCTACCGTTCGTATTCAGAATCTAATACTAGCTCTGAGCGGAAGTTCGAGTGCCACATCAGGGGATTACGAAAACATCGTGTCATGGTTTCGAAACCACCAACAAATATCAAATGCATTACCAAATATCTTCCAAAATAAAAGACATTCAGAAAGAGCACAATCTTTATTACATCAACATATCAACGAGACACAACTACTGCCTATAGTATACGAACAGTCAATAACTGACTATGATCTTCTTTGTTCTCACACACCAGACGGAGACAGAATTGAAGCGAAATACATATGCATGAAAATAAGACTTAGTCTATCTGACTTACTAAATACAATAGACAGGGACGATAGTCTAACACATATATTAACTTTCAGGATATCAGACAATGATGTAGAAGGGTATGATCATAATATCACTATTACTAACAGATCTATAAATCAAAATGATGCTAATATTAGTGCAACTTTCTCATTAATCTGGATTGAAGATAGAAATACTATATGCAACACCACATTTACTCTGAATCTTCTAGATATAATTACAATCACACTTATTGATTATGCACTTCCAAGAATTGGTACAACGACAAACGCACCTTCAGACAACAATTTACCATTGATTAATTTCTCAGGTCATATGACATATCAACTAGATAGATATGTTGATATTTTACGTATGAACCCTTCCGACGATGTGTATCGAGCGCCGCATAAGCAATCGATAATGGCTATCACGGATACGGTTATCATTCCAAATCCTAATACACTACTCACCAATTTCTATCTTAACGCAAGACATATATCCACAGAATCTACTTTTACCGACTCACCTTTCATGATAGCACTACATCTTCCTTCCAGCCTTATTGATACATTTCGACTACATGAAATACCTAATCAGAGTATCGCGGGAGAATTATACGATAAACTAACTTATGAGGATAAGTTCCTTATGCTAAAATTACAGATGGACTTCTACGAATCGGAATTTATACGTCAATTAGATGAACTGGAAGAATTCGCATCGAGTGAGAGCATGCATTTAGAGGCTATGGTTATTAATAATACAAGCACATTAGCAACGTTAATGAACAGTGTAGCGCAATATGAAGAGGAGGAGTTTAAAATAGAGCCTTTACGAGGAATTTGTCAATCACAGCTTTCGCCTGTAACTCTATTCAACATTAGTAATGCGACATTTGTAATACCACAAGCTACTGGATCAGCAGCCACGTCGTATTTATCAGATCAAGGTGCAAGAGTTAATTCAGGATTCAATCAAGCATTTACAATGAACGCAACTTATACGCCACTTGGATCAAATCAAGTTACAACTTATCATGATATTTTCATGAGTAACGAGATATTGATTACAGCTCAAATAACTAGCGAGCGAGTGCTCCATCCAACTAACTTACCGGGAAACGTCAGTGCAATGGGAGATCTAACAAAAGGTTATCTCCTTCCAAGATTAATACATGAGATAGTTCCAGCTAACAATTGGCAATCGAGAATAATTCAAACGCCTGTTGGGACGTCGCAGAATATTTTAAATATGGAGACGGGAGGTGCCTTAGTGCCAAATGTACGTGAATTTTGGTATACTCAAAGACTTGACAGGATTATAATATCAAGCAGGTTGGGAACATCAATGCCCATTGATGTTGATATGCAATTTAATGGATCATTTAACGCACTTTCAAAAAGTACAAATATATCAGTCTCATCAGGTGATATACAGGTGGGACGCTACGATTCGATACAACATGGACCATTATATGCAGTATTTTTACCGTTAAACATAGTTGCAACACTTGATTCGAAAGATGAGCCTTCCTTAGAAACTTTCTTTGATACCAGAGTAGCGTCAGAAGGCGCATCCGTACCAGAACAATGGCAAGGTATAGTACCAATTGGCGAATCAAAAACATTTGACCGACTGGCACAGGCGGGAATAGGAATACTCTCCGCCACTCTAACAGGCAATTCAGCACTCACATTTCATCTAAACATTTCCCACCCATCATTGGATCGGATGGGATGCCTGTCCTGCGAAAATTTTCAGAGATTTACGTCATACAATGGTGTTAATATTGTTGAGGACCAAGGTAACGCACCCTTCTATAGACGAAATATGATAGCCTTATTGCGTTCGATGATAATTATTGATACTTTAGAGTTCAAATGGAGAGTTGCGAAACCGCCCGGTAACCTTGGCATTAGAACAATGGCAAGTGAATTCTTGACTAATCTTGAGTATATATCTCTATCGATTCAATCAGATTTAGAAGAACTGACAGAACAATTTCTTGATTTAGAATTTCGTGTATCAGATCTCGAGCGACAGTTTGAACTACTTTTACAAAGCTTTGAGACAACAATTTGGGATAATATATTGTCAGCAATCACAGACCTTATTATGGGGTTCTTGCCTATAGGAGCCGGAATGATAGCAGGTGCATTATTTAAACAGGTTAGGAAATCATCAGGGTACGCTCTAAGAGTTTTGAAAAACAGCATTGGTGGTGCGAGAAATAGCAAATCAATTATGGCTACAATGAAGGGAACATCAATAGGACAGGACTCTCTCGCTTCATCAATGAGTATCATTGATACCGTACTACGATCACAGGGTAATTCAAGACGTCGAATTGTCGAGTCGCGCCCGGATGCGACATATTTAGATAGACCTTTACTACAGAATATTGATGGATCAAATAAATTAGACGCTCTGAATCATTATTTCACGAATGGATCAAGAGTACCAACTATTGTTAGTGGCGCCCCTGATCTAAGATTAATCCCGGAACTAAACAATCATTCCTTCAATTCTAGGCCATTACCGGTACTTGAAACGTACTATAGACCTTTGGCAACACTTCCGAAGCCGCTGGGAAATATGGCGCATTCAGTTACGAATGTGAATAAACTCAGACTCGCATACGCAAAAAATCACGTTGACGTGAGTTGTAGAAAACCTTCGCATGCTTTTACTGTTATGAATGATTATCAAGTTCATTCTCCGAATCGTTATTCCCATCAACTAACGTATGTTGGCATCGGTGAGCTTAATCCAAGTGGTAAGCCTACTGGTGATTTAGGTGCTGGAATCGGCGGCGTGACGCTAACATATGATATCACATCGATGACGAACGTTAATGGCAAACGTGTATATAGAAAGACCCTCCAGCCTCACACTGCATCAGGCTACTCAGATGAACAAGTACGTAACCTGTATAAGACATTATATGGAAAGGATGCTCCAGATAGAACGCCTGAAAGCCTATGGATCAGCATACAGGAGGGTGTGTCAACAAAAATTCACACCTCTGATTTGGTTGATAAATTCGTAGTCCCAAACAAATATGCTGGGCAGAGCATACGTGAAATGGCATATAATCCGCCCGATTTCAAGTATAATTTACTTAATCGCAATTGTCAAACGTTCGCGACAGATATTAGAAATTATCTTGCGAGTGGTGTTTTATCGAACCAATGGGATACTAGAGTGCACGATAGATTAATGCGTGGCAAGACGATTTCAATTCAGAATGATATAGGGAGTTCGGAAACGAGGTGAGTCTCATGCTAGCAGGGTATCCATCCAAATGCGGGATGCTGCGAGCATGTAGTGGAAATTTTTGTGC